GCCGTGAAGCGTTGAAGCGCTTTAATATGACGGCGGAAGATTTAGAAGGTTTGATGTATGAAGATGCTGAAAAGTACAACGAATTCATTCGCTTTGAAGCTAACGCAGAATATGCGATTACTAATCAGCAAATTGCAGTACATCAACAACGGCAAACTAACCTAAATTTCGTAAATGAAATTAAATCGCTACCAAACTTTAACGAGTTGTATCAACGCGGTTTAGACAAGTTAAACGGAATGACGATGCGCGATGCACAACCGATTAACGATGCATTTTATCGTGTTGATATGGGCGAAGGTACCGAAGCCGATTTTGAAACTATTAGAAAATTTGTTGATGAATTGCAAAATGAACGGGCGACAAGTACCGAAGTACCAAACAACCCACTAGAAGTAGCGGCGACATTGCCTAAGGCTGGCGCACTCAATGGTGGCGTTCCTACACCTAACAAGGTAACGGAAGAAGATATTTTAAAAGCGTATGACACAGGCGATCTTGATGCATTGCCGGACGATGTACGCAAATATTTTGACGAATTATAAGAGGTAATATATGGCAGAACAAAGAAATCAAGTAACTATCCCAGCGGCGTTAGTCCCTAAAATTTGGACTAAAAAGGTATGGCATGAAGGTTTGAAAGAGTCCTTTTTCGATAAATTCACGGCTCTTGACGGATCTAATGTAGTACACAAAAACAAAGACCTTACAGGCGTTAAAGGCGATGCAGTAACATTCGGTTTGATGATGAATTTAAGCGGTGCCGGTGTTGAAGGTAACCGTGCGACATTGACTGGTAACGAAGAAGCATTGAATATCTATGACTTCACTGTGCAAACTCAATTAGTACGTAATGCGGTATCTCGTTTTGAAGCGGACGACCAAAAAACGCAATACGACATGTTAAAAGAAATCAAAGGTGCGTTAAAACAATGGTTAGCTGATTGGCAAGATAACAAGTTAATCGCTAAGCTTTCCGCATCTCCTAC